AGATGTACAGCGTTGGAACTTTAGCCCGCAAAGCAATCGCAAGTGCCAGCGTAGATTTACCTGCGCCAGGAGTTCCTGCGATCATTGATATTTCCGATCTCCGAATAACGACCTTGTTTGCATCAAAAGTGCGGAACACTGACGGCAAAGGTTCGCCACCAATATCAACACTGCCTACTGCTCGGGCTAGAGTTCTCATCGTCTATGCATCTCCAATACGAATATAATTGCTAGTGCTACGAATAGCCCTGTAAGGGCTGCTCCCACTTAAAAAGAAGCCCATTCTGGATCGTTGCGACGAACCCATACAGGCTCGCACTGATCTGGAGTTCCCTTAGGTGAAGGACACATGAATGCCTTCCATGGCCCTTTAGCCCCAGCGCCTGTGCGCTTGGACATCAGACCGTGAGAACATGATCTTGAAGTTGGCGCACCAGTGTTACTCGCTCCACCTGTCACTGGATGTGCAGTGTGGATGATGCTTGCTCCAAGTCCTTCTCGGATATTCTGTACTGCCTGAACACCATTTGTAGGCGCTCCGACGAGTGATGATGCCATCTCCTTCAAGAGGTCTTGCGACTCCTCGATACCGACAGCACTCTCTAGTGCTTCACAGAAACCAGCAAAGGTCTCTGAGGCTACCACGAAGATGCGTCCATCGGGTAGTTTACTGCTGACTTGGAAGTTACCAGTCATGTCTTTCTCCTTTATCTCTGTGTGGTTAAAAACTTGCAGTGGGATATTACACCACATCTGCCACAGTTATTAAGGTTAGGCAAGAAAATAGTTTCCTTGCGCGCCTTGTCGAAGGTATTGAGTATATCTTCAATACGATCTTCATGTAAGTTATCTAGGCTCCACTGAGTTACGTGTCCTGTACGCGCATCCCAGAAGCCAGCACGATCTACTACTACGCCGTGCTTCTTCAAAGCCCAAGCGTAGACGGCTAATTGTAGTGGGTGTCGCTGGCTAGAAGCACCTGTCTTGATATCAAGTAGGACTAACTTGCCTTCGAAGTCAACCATTACACGGTCAATAGCCATCTTGACTACGGTATCCTCGATAGGGATCTCGTATTCCTTTTCGACAAAATCTTTATAGACAGACCAGCCAGAGTTACGGAACTTAATCCAACGCTCTAGCATCCAGATGCCTTCGCCGTACCACCACGACATATCCTCACGCTTGGCAAACTGCCACTCGCTCATATCGCCATTGGCTTCTTCATCTTCTTTGACCTGTTGGAACCAGACATTGTTCCAGATAGTTTCTAGATCGCCACCTTCTAAGTCATAGACTTCGGTAGCCTTGTGGACGGCAGAGCCACCTGTGAACCAGACGGCGTGACCTTCGGAGTGTTTCTCGACCTTGGTTAGATAATACTTCCAACCGCACTCTTGATAAGTAGATAGGGACGAGTAAGAGATATGTTCAGGTAATGAGTTCATGGGTATAGGGTAACACACCCCGGACTAGGGGGAGACCCGACGACACGGGTTTCTTAAACCATGCCTGAGTCCTGATTTTAAGAAACGCCCCCCTACCCCCCAAAAAAATTTGGTGGTTCAGGGGAGTGGATTCAGACGTTGCCGTCATCCTTCATTTGAAGTTTCCGCCCCACGGCTTTCACCGCACATCGGACTATACACCTGTGTTATCGTATTCGCATGACGACTAAATTGAAAACATCACCCGATGTGTGCTCCAGCAAAAGACGCTGGGCATGCAAATCCCATGCTAAGACTTTCTTAAAGAAACATAAGTGGTTGAAGCAACATCCATACACCTGCAATATCTGTGGGTTTATTCATCTAACATCCTACCCGAAGGAGATGTCATGAACGGATTCTGCGAAATGTGCGACATGCCGACAGAGCATTTAACTTGTTCAGCATGTGATGCGTCTAGCCAATGCCAAAGATGCCTCGTATGTGGGGAGTGTGGAAACTCCGTCGAATACGAGAGATGTCGCGGATGCGATAAAACAATTAACACTGAGAACGATGCTTTCCACATGATCGACAGTGTTACCTACGAGTGCTGGGATTGCTATGGCTTCCCGCCAGGGAGATAGCCATGCCTACCTACGAGTACAAGTGTAACCAATGCGAACACACGTTCGAAACTATACGCTCTTACCGCGAGCGCGAGACTGAGATTGATTGCCCCAAGTGTGGACTAGCCTCTACCCGAGTCTATTCAGCACCTGCGGTGGTCTTTAAGGGAACTGGCTTTTACTCTACGGGTGGGTAAAAGACAAAAAAGCCCCCTATCCTGAGTATTTCTACTTAGGTAGGGGGTTTCCTTGTCTCTACGGGGCTGCTAGAGGGCTTAAAAAGGCTCTTTAGGCCTTGCTGCCGCGCCCAAATTCCTTGGCCTTAGGGTCTAAAGCCTTCCAGAGTGGTGCTATAAAGGCAGAGGCAAAAGCGTAAGCCAATGTCTTAGGATCTGTTACACCTGCTGCATATAGAGCCACTACTGATGGCACTGCTGCACGTGCGTAGGTTGTTACTACTGCGATGAGTTTATCTTTATTCATTGTTTCTCCTTAGGACTTGAACACTGGCTTGCCGAAGCCAACCACTGTTACTGCTTGTGACTTGCGTAACTTAGAACCATTCTTCTTCTTGAAGGCGCGTACCTTGAGGCAGACCTGACCGCCGTTGCGCTGGTCGCCTTTCTTATCTGGGGCAGTATTGCCTTCGATGCAGGTAACTGTTCCGTCTCCGTTGTCCTTGACCACGATACCGATATGTGAGATGCGATCTACACCATCGTTAGGGAAATCAAAGAATACGATGTCTCCTGGAAGTGGCTGTGCAGTATCGCTAGCCTTCTCCCATTGACCCTTCTTTTCAAATGCTTTAGCGCCCACAACTGTTGATACGCAGTTAGGGATCTTTAGCCCTACTTCGTTAGCACACCAGTTGACGAATGAGCCACACCAAGGCAGGAAGTTAGCCTTAGTAAAGGCTCCATACTTGGTCTCGTTGTCCTTTGGGCCTTCGATGTAGCCCATCTCACCACGAGCAGTGGCGATGAAGTCCATGCGTTGTCCCATTATTCGCTCGCTTTCTTATCAACCTTAGCAAAGGCTGCGTTAATTTCTTCCGCTGATAGGTTTCCATCAGCGAGGAAGAAGCGGGCTAGGGCTTCTAGTACTCGTGCTGCGCCAAGAGCGCCAGCAAGTACTGCTGCCTGCCATACTTCAATACCAACTAGAGAACCAGCACCGATAACTCCTAGTGCTTCGGCTGCGATAACAGCCAAGATCCTCATCATTACATTCTTCAATGTATCCATTATTCGTCCTTTGGGTTTCTAAGTGGGTAAGTAACTGCCCACGCGAATAGAGTTGCAAAGATAGCAACGCCTACAACTTGCTTGGCTGAACCATCAAGGACTACCCAGGCAATAAACATGCCTAGAAGTGTCCAGAGTTGTTCAACCATATCTTTTAATATCTTCATGGTTTTCTCCTATATGCTCCTGCTGCACCTGCTGCTGCTGATACTGCAGCCTGTCCAGCGATAACTGCTGCAACAATCGTCTGTTCTGATTCGGTTCGTTCTTCATCAGACATATCTGCACCAATGCTGCCAATGGCAAGCAAGGCTTGAGCAGGATCTGTGAAGATTGCGTTAATTAGTTCTGCGGGGCTTTCAAGCACTAAGAGTGCTGCTGCTACCTCTGCTGTGATAACTACTTCGTTACCTTCATCATCTGTACGCACCTCAACAGGAGTCTCTGGAGGTAGGTCAGCGTATGTAAGTCCAGCATCTGCAATCGCTGCAGCGGTTACTGGTTGCCCACCTGCTGCTTCAATAATTGCGTCAGCAACCTCAGCCTTTTCCTCGTCTGTTGCATTTTCATCTGCTACCATAGGAGGCTCTGGCGCTATTTCTGGCGCAGGTTCTTCTACAGCAGGAGGTTCAGGTGCAAGTTCAGGAATTGGTTCAGGCTCTGGAACAGGCTCAGGAGCGACTTCGGGTTCTGGCTCAGGAGCAGGTTCAGGTTCTGGGTCTGGCAGTGGCTCAGGTTCAGGAATGGGATCAGGCTCGGGCGCAGGTTCTGGGCTGGGATCTTCAACAGGTTCGGGTTCAGGAGCAGGCTCTGGTACAGGATCTGGTTCTGGAGCAGGAACTGGCTGAGGCTCAGGTTGCGGAGCAGGTGCTGGTGGATCAGGAATTGCCACAGGCTCAGGTCTAACAACAGGTGGCTCAGGTACTACAATAGGTGTAGGTTCTGGAATAACTGGAGGTTGCGATGTCGCTGTCGAAGTATCAACTACTGTCGGGGTTTCTACTACTACTGTCGCTGTATCTTGGACTACTGTGTTTGAGTCAGTATTTTCGGATACGGGAGTTGAAGTATCGTTTGCAGGCGGCGTCGGCGATACAACGGTTGTTGTCTCAGCGACGGGTGCGGTCTCAGTTTCCGAAGGAACAACCTGAGTGGAAGTCTCAGAAGTCGAAGGGCTAGGGCTTGGTGATGGACTTGGCTCAACTACAACTGTAGGAGACTCAACTGGCGCTACACCATTGTAAAAGCGTAGCGACATATCAGTAACTGATGTACTTATGAAAGTTCTAAATGCTCCAGCGTATCCACCTTCGCAGAATAACTTAGCAATATCACCTTTACCATCAAAGAATTGTTCAGCATTATCCCAACCAACATTAAATGTTTGCGCTACACCCTCAGGATTAGCGCAAGTGATCGTTGCTGGGCCAGTACTTACTGCGTTTGCTGTCGATAAATAAAAGAATGATGTGCCAAATACAAGAAGTAAAACGCTTAATTTTCTACTTGTCTTTCTCGCAAAGAAGGAGGTAAATTTGGTCAACGCGGGATTCTAACCTTTCAACTTGGTCTTTCACAGATGATCCCCCGTTATTTTTAAGTTCGCTCAGATAGTGCTTAACAAGCCAGCGCACTGATCCAATAAAACTTCCTACTATTGTGGTGATGGCAACGGCTAACGCTGCCCAATCTACGGCTGTCACTATAAGACGCTCCTGACTGTTACTAGGAGTAGACCACCGAATCCATCAAACTGACCGTTAGGTGGAGTCTTACGTGAGAAGTCAATGCGCTCAATGATTGCTTGGATACGCTCACCAGTGGTGAAGTCTTGCACGTTCACAATATCTCCCTGCGCTTCAATCTCTTCGAGAATTTGAATACGCTCCCACGCACGGCCTTCATATCCAGTTATTATGTTGTACCTGTCTTTTTCGATATCGTAACACCAGACTGGAAACTGAATCAGTCTCTGGCGCTTAGTGGCAGGTAGTGCTTTCGCTTGGAACCCTTTGAATATAGGGCCTCTACTGGTATCGCTTGCGCTGCGTGAGAGCGTAAACTTGTATGATAGGAACTCTTGTGGGCCTTCTGGGTTAGTTGTAGCAGCCTCAGGTGTTCCAATGCTTGAGTTATAAGTAATAATATTATATACAGCAGAGTCGCTATCAATGGCTTGTAGATCCATAGCGCCATAGGAGTAATCTCCACGCGCGCGGATTAACTTATAATTCTTAGGTTCTAGTGTTCCATAACGGATAGCACCAGTGGTTACGTATCCAGAAGATACCAAGGTAGATGCATTCTCTATATAGCAGCCACCATTGTTAGTGTTGTAAGCGCTGCAAAATGCTAGACGGTTAGTAGTTCCAACAAAGCCAACAGCAGTAGTTGGGTGAGCAGTTGCCTGAACTCCAATGATGTCATTTGCATAAGCAAAGCGAAGTGCTTCGCCTTCAATGAGTTGGCTTAAATCTACACGAGTAAGTCCTACGTTGCTTCCTACACCAGTAGTAGCCCATACGAAACGATCACGAGCAGCAAAGTCATAGACTGGCTGAGTTGATTCAAAAATTAGTGGGCCATAGGCAAGAGATCCGTCTTGATCGTTGATCTCAGCAACACGCATACCTTTGCTAGTGCCAATCATCATGTAGCCAAGATAGTAATAAACTTTATGAACTATTTCTCCAGGAGGAAACTCAGCAGCCACAGAAGCCTGTGTGAGAGTAGGCATAGCGCCATTAGTTCCTAGTGTGTACTTCTGGATAGTTGAGTAGAGTCCGGAGTGACCAGCAGTGTAGATAGCAGGGCCAGATGCGGTAATACTTGTATAGGTGTAATTAGTATTTGGATTGGTATATACGGCAGTAGGCAAAGAACTTGAGTTAGTTGTCATTTCGTATACAGCGTTATTAGCGCAGAGAATAATACGATCTTTAATGTATTCCATTTCAGCAGCGGTTACTGTTATGCTTGGGTGTGTGAATACAACTGTTGGGGCTACGCCAGCACCATCTGAAATAAGTTTCTTATTGAACTCCAATTTGCCAGATGCGGTGTCATTGGTAATCCAATAGCCAAACTTTCCATCATCGCACAGAGCATATACAGGATCATCTGTTCCGCTAGCATAATCAACCCAGTGGACAACTGTTCCGTCAGCGTCAATTCGATCTACATCGTATCCATCATGAAGCAAGATAGCATCAGTGTTGTTGTATCTAACAGAACGGATATGCTGTTCAGCCTTGGTTGTGGTAGTTGTATTAACTGGTGTTGTGACTACGTGGACATTGGTGGTATCTTTAAGAAGAGTTACTTGTCCTTTAGTCCAGACATCTACGCCTTGAGAGTCCTTAAAACGGTATCCGATAGACTCACCAGCAGTAGGATCATAGAAGTTAATGCCAGTTCCACCATGAAATGATGACTGAGAACGGATCCACCAGCCAGTAAGAGACTGCTCGCCAGGTTCGCGTGAGTTATCAAATTGTTCCTTGCGATAAGGTGCAGTCTCTCTCTGGTATGGATTGACATCTGTTGGTGCTAAGAAGAACGGGATGCCACCAAAGGCTACGTCGTAATCCTCGGCATTGTTAGTCCAGAAACCTGCAGTTCCAGGATTACCAATGTTTAAGGGTAAATCTTCCGTGATATCTGGGGTAGCCACTATATCTCCTTAGTATATTTGTAATTCTGCTTCATCTACTGCATCATCTATATCCCGTAGTAACGGAACTAAATCAGTAAGTAACGTATCCATATTTTCTCCAACAAAAAACCCGCCGAAGCGGGTTAGTTGTTATCTAGTTTTTGCTTTTAGAAATCTTTTCCTCTAACTTTCATTAGAGAACCGTCACGCCAGAACTCCATATTAGAATACTTATGCTTGATGTAATCTGAAAGTATATCTGTATCTGTTGTTGATTTAGATAGGCTTTCTCTTACATCGTGTAAGTCACTTGGCAGTCCCAAGATAGTATCGTTATCTACTTCTACTTTTTTAATGTTATCAAAGTTATGCTTATAATCAGGAAGTCCTAGGAACTTATAGATATCAGACATTGTTTCTTCTGGCTTTAATAACAAGTCGTTATATTCTACGATATGGAATACGCCTTCATTTTCTGGATAAAAAGCAGAAGCCAAAGATAGCAAGGCTTTATCTATATCACCATTGAGTCGCATCAAATATTCCGCTATGTTATCTTCTGGTGAACGATAATTATTAATATATAAACCACTATTTGCTGTATCATTTTTTAAATAATCAGCATCCATTGCAACAAATGAAGCAATAATCTCAAGAATATCACGAACCGTAATAATTATTTTAGGCGTAGGAGTAATAAACTTTTTAATTAAATCAAGATTGTCTGGAGTACCCCAGTCTTTTTCTCTTTCAATTATTACAGGTTTATTTACGTCTTCGTAAAATGTATTAACAAAAGAAGAAAGCAAGTTCATTGCTCTAAATTGATTTTCTTTATTGCGATTTATTTGCTCTGTACGACTACAGATATTTGTATATTCCCACATTAGTTCAGGTAATGGACTCAATGGGGTGCTATAGATATCTGGATTTTGATTTAAGATTGCTGATAAAAGCGTATTACCACTTCGCGGTAGCCCGCTCAAGAAGAAAATTTCTTTGTTCAAGATAGTCCTTTCGTCTTGAGCAGGATACCACATTAACCTTAGTTAGTTACCTCAACGTACTCTGCAGCCTGGCAAGAGTTGCAAGTAGTCTTAAACTGTGGGTCTTCTACATCTCGTTGTTCAAGGTAATCATGTCCACAGTTAGGACACTTATAAAAATACTTAGGCATTTGTATCCTCCGCTGGGTTACTAAATGTATTGGTTTCTGGATTGTAAACCCAGCCAATTACTGTCGGTTGGGTTTTTGGGTCATATTGAACTGCAGTTCCAATAGTTTGTGCTTCTTCTAAAGTATCGCAAACTATTAAGTTTTCAACCGTGTTATTGTTTAATATAGCAAATTTAGGCATTTTTATCCTTTCAATCTTAATAGTAAATTAAAATACAACCAGAGCCGCCAGTTGAGCCGCCGCCTCCGCCACCGCCACCAGAACCGCCTTGGCCTCCGCCAACGCCTGATGTTCCAGCGGCTAAAACTCCACCGCCTCCACCACCAGTTTGGGAACTAGAACCACCAGTTCCTCCAGCGAATAACCCTGCTCCACCAGCACCACCAGTTGTGCCGTAACCGCTTCTTCCTCCGCCACCGCCAGTAAAGCCACCGTTACCACCTGCGCCACCTGCACCGCCAGAAGAAACTCCACCGCCTCCACCACCAGCAAGACCTTGGCCACCTGCTTGAGCCGTACTGCCGCTGTTTGAGCCTTGGCCTCCACCACCGCCAGTACCAGTACCGCCGTTAGCAGTACCAGCGATTCCACCAGTAAGGTAAGATATAGAGCCAGCACCGCCTGAATAAGTACCAGAGCCGCCGCCTCCGCCGCCACCAGCAACTCCGCTGCCACCGCTGCCTCTTGCACCAGCACCGCCGTAGCCAGCAATGTAACCGTTAAACCTAGTAAAACCACCACTTGAGCCAATAGCGCAGGTGTTAGTTGCTTGTGTTTTTACCCAAGTTTGAACAACTGCACCACCACCGCCGCCGCCAAAGTGTGCAAAACCTCCGCCGACATTGCCGTCTCCGCCGCCACCAACAATCATTGCGTATACCCAAGTAACACCAGCAGGAATAGTAACTGTTGTGCCAGAAGTAATAGTCTGTTGAAGAGTTACTTTGGTTGGGTCAAATCCAGCGCTTGGCGCTGGGAATACTGAATATGCCATTACGCTATCTCCACTCCGCTAATGTGAAATGCTACTGTTATTGCGCTAGCAAAACCAGCAATAATTTTAGTTGTAGCAAGCACTTGCTTTAAATCAAATGTTGCTGTTGAGTTGGCTGCAATAGCGCAAGTCTTAAACAAGTCAACACCATCAAGTGTGATTGTAAATGTAGCAGCAGATGCTGCTGAGTTAGTTACCACAATGTTAGTCACAACTGTAGTTGTGCTTGACGGTACTGTGTATAGGGTTGTGCTTGATGTTGCTGCTGCTGTTCTAGCCAGAGCCTTTGATGTTGTAGCCATTAGTTACTACCTCCGAGTATGAGTTGTGCTTCTTCTTCTGTTAAACCTAGACGGTCAAGGACTGCTTGACGGGCTGTTGCTTTTTCTTCTTGGGCTGCAATATGGGCAGCCTTTGCTGCTTGGTCAATTTCATATTGAGCCAGTTCTGCCTCAGTCATATCGCGTTCAACGACTTCACCAGTCTCTACATTGTGTTCTTTAATTTTCATTACTTTACTCCGTATAAATAGTAGGAACCGCTAGTCATTGCATCTAAAGTCAAAATGCCAGTAATTGCGTTTGTTGAGGCATAAGTGCCAATGTTCCAGACTGCATTTTTATTTCCGCCAGCGTTACCATTAAATATACTTGTAACCGCTTTGTGAGAGTTAGTGTTTGCATAGTTATGAATAGTCATACATAACGAACCAGGGGCTGAGTTAAAACTTGGTTGGTTTGTCTGCAGTACTGTATTATTTGTTGAAGTATTAAAAGAAGTCAAGCCTGTTGCATATTGCGCCCAAGAATAGTTGGAACCGCTATCTGAGTTTAATCTAAAGTTAGTATCAGTTCCACCGCTACGATAGTAATTTTCAAAAATAAGAATTAAATCCTTATATGCACCGCTAATAGAAGTTAGAGACAAAGCACTAGATGAGAATGTACCACTAGCAAGAAGTGTTCTACCACCAGTAGCATTGGCTACGGTATAGGCTTTAGTATTAGGCATTAGTTACCTCCCAGTAATAGTGCTGCTTCTTCTGCTGTAATGCCCAAACGATTTAAAAGAGCAGTTTTTGCGGCTGCTTTATCTGCTTCTTGTTCAGCCTTCCAAGCATCATAGGCTGCAAAGCCATCTTCAAATGCTTTTTTAGTTACGGGTGTTACGCCTTCATCATAAATGATTGAATCAAATTCGTTGCCGATAATAACCCAACCGCCTGTTGGGATAAGCATTGCAAGAACATCTGAACCTTTAGCCATATTATGCTCCAATTTCCATAAGAGTAATAGTTGAAACCGAGTTGTTTGACCCTGAAGCGTAGTTTTGAACATAAACAACGCTGACATTTTGTTGTGAGCAAAATTGAGTCTTGTAAGTTACTGCTGAAGTGGTCGCTGGAGAATCCAAATATGAACTAGTAACCGAGCCAATATTGTTGAAATCGCTTGCGCCTGTATAAGCGTTAATATCGCTCATTTGTAAAATATCAGTTGAATCGCGCCGTAGTTTTAAGTGCATTCTTGTTGAGCCTGACTTTGAAACGCCCATTTGTGAGACTATAACTAGAATTTTACTTGTTGAAGCGGTTGGAGTAATTGTCGCAGTAAGTCCAGTATCAACGAAAGTGCTTGTTGTTGAAGCCACTTCTGTTGCATAAGTGGCATTTACAACCTGCAATACAGAGCCAGCCTTTGCTGGGTAGCGAGCATCTGATTGAGCCTGAGTGTAAGTATTGGCTACACTAAATGAGTTAACAGTCCATACTGTAATTACGTCATTAGCGAGCAATGCGGTTAGACCAGTAATAGAAGTACCGTTGGTGGCTGTATAGTCATCACCTCGGTCAAGTAACACACCGTTTAGGAATACAAGTTCTTGACCTACTGTGTAAGCAAGTGTGCCGTAACCTGTGTCTCCAGTACCAGATACAGATGTTTCTCCACCAGAGGCGGTCTTAACCCAAGTAGCAATAGATGATGATGTGGCATTAGTACCAGCAGGGCCTTGCGCTCCATCACCAGCAACCGTTACCCAGTTGGTTCCGTCATATACTTTAACTGGCATATTAGTACGCTCCCATAATAGACATTATTGTTAAGTCTGCACCAGCAGATGCTGTTGCATCTACCCACACATCACCTGATACGGGAGATGTAGGAGTAGTAGTTCCTGTAAATATTCGTTTACCTGTGCTAGCACCAGTCGGTGTTAGTGGCTGAACCTTGATTGTTCCAGCAGTAGCGGTGTTAGTACCCATACCAACAAAGTCAACATAGTCATAAGTGACGGCAACTCCGCCTTCAATTTTGACCTGTGAACCTGCTTGGATAGTTCCCCAAGAGGAAGTAGTTCCATCTGTTGTTAAGTACTTACCATTGTTACCACTCTGGCTAGGTACAACATATTGAGTTGAGTCTGTAGCCACAAGAGTCTTGCTAGATGGAATCGGTGTTCCGTTGATAGATGTAGCAGTAGCCACACCAAGTACTGGAGTAATAAGTGTTGGAGTGTTATCCATTACAAACTTGCTGCCAGTACCAGTCTGTGAGGCAACAGATGTTACGTTACCTACAGATGTGATTGGGCCAGTCAAGTTAGATGGAGCAAGGACTGCAGTATCAATGTAATTCTTAGTTGCTGCATCCTGTGCGTTGGTTGGGTCTCCAAGACCTGTAATCTTGTTGGTTCCCATAGCAAGCGCACCAGTCATTGTGCTACCAGACTTGAGTACTACTGTGTCTGAGAACGAAGCATTATCAGCCAGGGCTGCAGCAATCTCATTAAGAGTATCAAGTGTGCTTGGCGCACCGTCAATCAAGTTTGCAATAGATGTATCTACGTAAGCCTTAGTTGAAGCATCTGTGTTAGATGTAGGTGTACCTAGGTTTGTAATCTTGTAGGTAGCCATTGACACATCTGCAGCAGGTGCTGCCATCTGGTTTAACTTAGATGTACGAACCTGTGTATCAAAGTCTGAAATAGTTGAGGCAGCCTGTGTGCCTGTGTGGTTAGCACGGGCTAGTGGGTCTGTAGCCAACTTACTTAACTCAATCGCTGCGCTTGTAGCAATGTCCGCATTAGCAATAGAGTTGGTAAGAGTTAACTTGCCATAAGCAATCTGAGCAGAAGTGTTGATGTCTGCGTTAACGATTGTTCCATCTGCAATCTTGGCAGAAGTTACCGCACCATCAGCAAGGTCTCCAGTTGCAATAGTTCCATCTAGGATTTTGGCAGAGGTGATAGCACCGTCAGCAATATCTCCAGCCACAATAGTACCGTCAGCAATCTTGGCTGAGGTAATGGCTGAGTCTGCAATCTTACCTGTTGTTACGTTAAGGTCTGCAATCTTTGCGGTTGTAACGTTGCTATCTGAAATCTTTGCGGTGGTAACTGCGTTAGGTGCTAACTTACCTTCTGTTACAGATAGGTCATCAATCTTAGTTGTACCTACTGCACCAGTAGCAATCTTGCCGCTTGTAATTGCGCTATCTGCAATATCGCCTGTGGCGATTGTTAGGTCAGCGATCTTAGCGGAAGTGATTGCACTGTCGGCAATCTTTGCTGTAGTTACGTTAGCGTCAGTAATCTTTGCTGTAGTAACAGCGTTAGACGCAAGCATTGTAGTTGATACGTTACCTGTGCCAGTTGACAAGGTTACGTTAGCAAGAGTTAAACCATGCGCTGTAGTTGTATTTTCAATGTGAGTATTAGCCTCACGGAAGTCACGGCCGATAGCCATGTGGCGAACTTTAGCGCCAGCAGAGTGAGCAATCGCTGTGGTTCCATCTACGCCAGTACCGCGAGTAATAGTAAGAGTGTTGCTTCCAGGCGCGCTAGGGGTAATTACATCAACAATTTCTTCAAGCGCTGTATCTGGATCGATAACTACTGTAAAGGTTTCACCTGATGCAGGAGTAATACCAGAGAGGAGACCAGACGCAGAAGCCACAACCATTGTACTTGCGCTTGATGTTAGCGCTGAGGTGAGTGTAGTTTCCTGTGAAGTGGAGGAATATTTTCTTATTGGCATGAATTAGTACCTCGTGTAGTGGATTCGGGTTGGATAAACGTCTTTAAGTTTGCCTGACTCTTCTTGTAGGCGTTGCTGGAATAGACCAAGCATAAAGCGAGCAGTAGATGCTCCTGAACCGTATTGGATCTTTGTATCTGCGTTGTCTGCTTCTGCAGATGAATAGTTCAAACGGCCTGGGTCAATAAACGCGGCAAGGCGATAAGATGCACCATAAATGATTACATCCTTACAAGATGAAGGCAGTCCCGTCACTGTCTCAAATACTGCACTAGGTGCAGATGCTTCTAGAGTTGCTGGTTTCTTAGTGTAATAAATCTGAACCTTACGACCTGCTTCTACAGCATCGTAGATTGATACTGTGTTACCAGTTGTAAAGGCTGTAGAGTTTGCCAATGGGTCATGACGCCAGTTTCTAACTGGTAGCCATTCCTTAGACGCACCACTAACACTACGAGATACGTAAAGTATAGTTTCTACTTCTGTTGGAATTGCATAGGCAGACACTGCTGGATTATAGTTAAACTCATAAGTACCGACAGCAAACAACTGAGGAAAGACTGCATTCAGCGTATCGTTGATAGCCTTCTTTACGGTTGCCTTGGGGAAGGTAGGGGCAACGGTAACTTTTGTATTTGCTGTATGCAGTGCTGCAGTAGTACCGTTATATCCACGACCATAAGGTGCGATAGTAGCGGTACTTGAAACACGGTCATAAGAATCTAACCAGATGAGTTCATCATCAATTTCAACAACACCCTTACCAATATTGGTAACGCTACCAAGATTAAGTGAGAGACCAGAGGATGTTATATCCTGTGTAAGGTGCGTAGTACGATCTTGTCGCAAAGTATAACCTGCTAGATTGAGAAGGATCTCATCTACCATATTGGCATAGGTTGTTGTCATTTTAATCCTTTGTTAGATAATTAAGCAGTACGTCCGCCACCACGTTTTACAGCCGCTGCTGCTGCCTTGCGACGTGCTGCAACGCTTGCTGAGGTATTAGAATTTTTTCCTGTAACTGCATCAGCAGCAAGTGAGAAACCACCAAAACGTGGCTTTGCCTTTTGAGTAGGCGTTGCTGCTTTTTTAGCAGTCGCCTTCTTAACTCCGCTAAAGCGTGAGTCTGTTGGCTTTGGAGCAGCCTTTTTAACTCCTGAGAAACGAGAGTCAGTTGGCTTAGGTGCTGCCGCTGGCTTAGCCTTTGCTGTTGCAGCAGATAGACGGTTAGCACCATACATACGGCGTACACCTTCGATGAACTCTGCTTCGCCTTTAGTTCCCTTAGCCTGGAGTGAACCAGCGCGCTTGAGAGCCTTAGCCATACCTTGTGACTTAATAAAGTCAATCATATCCTGCTTTACTTTAACTGCCATTTTACCACTTAACCTTGTCTGCCCAATATGCGGCACTCATTTTACCTTTTGAAATATTACGTGCGTGACGTGCTTTGAAACTTTTACGTTTCATTTTCATTCTTTCGGATTCCCCAGCCTTTGGTTTGCCAGCAGTGCTTGCGCCCTGTTCTCCAAATCGAATTGTCTTTACTTGAGTGCCTACCTTGGCAACCACTACGTGTGATTTCTTTGGGTGGCTAGGAGTTCTCTTAGGCTTGTTATAGCCAGATACTCCTGCTCGGGTTAGTCTTGAGTCTTTCATCTGTAACCTGCTGTTTTCTTTGCTATTGCTTTAGGTTGTTTAACAAATTGCTTGCCCTTGGAATTCCCTTTGGCTTTAGCCTTGTTGGTAGCGGCCTTCTCTGCTGGACTTAATGCAGACCAAGCAGCAGCAGGTAGATATCTCTTCTTACCCTTTGACGGCTTGCCATCAGAAGTTTTCCACTTCTGTGCAGTCCACTTCTTGAGCGACTGCTGAGATTTAGCAAGTGCCATTATTTGTACCCTCCGCCTGCTTTCCTATATTGCACAGCAAGTAGTTGAGCCTTGCGAGCAGACCATTCTCCAGGATCTCCACCCTTAGAGCCAGCCTTAATCTTCTTAAATAAAGCAGCGCGCATGCCAGGCTTGGTATAATTACCAGCAGCATTAACCTTAGACTTTGCGGCTTTTTTCTTCATTATCTATTTTTGTTCTTTGCATCAAATACACTTTTAGATGCAGCAATATATTGCTTGTATGTCATACTGTTTGCTGCAGCAGATCCTTTATACTGACCAAGAGTTGGCGGTGTGAACTTAGGTTTTGGTGTGGCTTTTGCCTTAGGTGTCATAGTAGCCTTTGGTTTAGGCGTTGGAGACTTTTTCATCATGCCTGGCATAATTACATGCCACCAAATAGTCCGCGCTTTGCAGCCTTCTTCATGGTCTTTTTCTTAGCGGTTTTCTTAACCATCTTCTTACCAGTCTTTTTGGCTTCCATTTTGGCTGCCTTCATACCCTTAGCGGTGTATGCGAATTCTTTCATTCCTACCTTTGGCATTATATTGCTCCCACTTCTTTTAGTTTGGATACTGTGTTATTTTGGATTATCTTGCTATCGCCCATGGTGTTAGCATCAAACGCCTTACCCATGACATCAGAGGCTCTGCGAGCCTCGTTGATCTTGTCCATGCTGGTTCCTACAGGTTGAATGCCCTGCGCTCTTGCCTCTCGGTAAGCGCTCAGTTCACCTTCCCACTTTTTATTGGTCATAGACTTTTGATTGCTGGCGTCTCCAGTAGATAGTTGTAGTCCTGCTGCTTTGCAGCCGAAGCACACATCTGGGCCACCACATTTGCTATGGTCAATAAAAACATCTTTTACTCTAAACGGAACTGGAGAAGTTTCCTCACAGTTTGTACATCCATACTTTACAGCCTTGAAATCGTGCGTATCAGTGAATCCCCATTCAAGCACCTTGCTGATATGTTCACACATTTATATCGTCTCCACCGTGTATCCTGCAGCCTCTAGTGCTGCCTTTTCCCCTGGACTAACTTCATACGAGTATCCACCAATATAAGCAACTTCTGCTTCGGCAATCTCTTCTGACGAAGGTGAGCGATATTCGTAATACTCACCTGCTACCTTGAGGACTGAGACGCCCCTAGTAAGCCTGTAGCGGCTAAATAAGCGACCCTCAGCAGCAGGGCCTTCGCTTATTGTGGGTGTTGTGAATCTATATGCCATTTAGCCTCCTAAGCCGTTTTACTGATAGGTAGGGTACTGTTCGAATGTGTACCCTACCCACCCGTCTAATTACTTAGATACGAACTGACGATGCAGTTTCGATGCGGTATAGTGCTTCCTGACGGAAGATAGACCAGTTAAGGATACCGTGCCAGCCGACTGGGCGGAAACGGTTCAACTTGTCTACAACGTTACCAAACTCAATGCCTGGTTCCTTCCATACTGCTTCAGCAAGTGCTTGCTGTCCGAGTACGTAAGTGTTGTAAACACGAGCCTTTGGAGTTACTGTAAGTGTGTTTGTTCCAACAGTACCTGAGTTAGCAACAGACACAGTGAATGTTGTGTTTGTAGCGCCAACTGAGATTGCTGTAATCAAAGCACCAGTACCTACGTTTGTACCTGAGATAGCATCGCCAACCTCAGCAAGACCACCGAATGCAGCGTTGGCTGCAACGATTGTGAACTCGCCTGAAACACCTGATACTGCAGAAGCAGTAGCAAGTGCTGTTAGAGCCTTACCTGAGATAGTGTTGGTCATGCGTGGTGTCTCGATGAAACGGACACCTTCCCATGCGCCGAGTTCTCCAGCAAGGAGTGCTCCTGCGTTCTGGTACTCATGTGGTGTACGCCAGATGTTGTTTCCTGTCTCTGTGCGGAGATCGTGTGAAACTTCTGGGTGGATGTATGAAACATACATTCCGCCACGGGTTAGAACGTTTCCAGCGCGCAACTTTGTTACTGCGTAACGTACGTCGCGTCCCTTGAAAGTATCTGTTGTATCGATTGTTGACTTAGCAGCAGTTGTTGAAAGTGCTCCGCCTGATTCACGGATAACGTTTGTACCAGCATCAAGAGTTGATGCGATACCGTTATCTAGTGTTGTTGCCATGTTGAACGCAACTGCGTTAGCAATCCATGGATCAACATCTGATAGAGACATAAGTGCCAACTTGCGTGTAGGAAGTACTACGCGACCAAGTTCAACCTGTGAAACATCGAGTGTTGTGGTTGCTGGCATTGCTACTGCGTCTGGGTCTACAGTTTCAGCGAGTGTTGCACCAGCAATTGTGGTGTCAGCAATATCGTTGTAGAACTGGAAACGGATTGAAGAACCGTCGTGGGTTGGGTTTCCGACCTTCTTGTCCGCGATAGCGCGGAACTGTGGTGTTGTACGCAAGTTCATTTCGATCAACTTGTCGTACGCCATAGTTACAAGATTGGAACCTAAACCAGAGGTTGAGGTTGAAAAGACATCTGCCATTTGGAGATATCCCCTTTCTAGTTAGTGTGCGGTTTTCTACTGACCGCTGAGAATGGATAAAACTTCATCTTCTGATTGTGCATTCGCTATGCGATTTGCAAGGTCATCTGATGCTGCAGGCGCTTCTGCTCCAGTTAATGCGCTGTTCATTCTTTGCATGCTTTGGATATCCTGTTGGCTAATTGCTTGCTTTTCTTCGGTTTTAATTCCGAATACATCAGCATAGTTATCTAGCCATTGATTAATTGCTTCTTCCGAAGCATCGATATCTTGTGGAACGAACGAAGCGATCTTTGGATTCACGCCTTTGGATGCAAAAGCATCCTTGATAATCCGCTCACGCTGGGACTTACTGAGTTCTCCGAGACTGCCTTCTAGTTCTCTATTACGCTTCTGTGCCTGCTTGAGGTCTTTGCGTAGTTTTCGAACCAAGTCAGTATCTGATTCAAATGATGGCGTAAATTCATCATCGTCATCTTCTTCAGTTTCCCAGTTGATGTTGTCGCGGTTGTTGCTCATAGCAACCTCTCCCTTAGTTAGTAGTTGTCGTACGCCTCAATATAAATGGGGGTCTATATTGGCTCGCACTCTCGGTCTTGCACACCACTTGGGGCCGATGGATCCAGTGGGATTCTATTTTTAGATTAAGCCAGTAGTTGATCTACCACCGAGTGATCCACCTGATAGGCGGGTTGCTCCGATAGTTCCTGACTTACGTTGGAAGGCAAGTTGCTCTTCCTCAGTACGACGCTTGCGAAGTTCTGATGCAGTTCCACGGAACTGTTCTTCTTCGAGCATCGTTTGGATACCTGATCTAATTGCTGTATCCGATTTACCAGCATAGTCACCAGCACGGCGACCATAGATACCTTCAAGTTTAGTCAAAGGATTAAGTTGCTGGGCAATAGTTTCATAGCCTTTGGATGCAGTTATTTCTGCTTCTAATTCGTTACCTGATCCAGCAGCAAGTTGTTCAATTCTTGTCTTATCAAATGCGATACCGGAATCGGCGCGCTTGATTGCTTGCTTAGCAAATGCTACGTTAGTTCTGCGTCTATTTAATTCGTCTTGTCCAATTTCAGGATCTGCATAGAAGTCTTTAAGATCCTGTGCGCTATTGATGAATCCCATAGCCTGTAAGGCTTTGACGTTATTAGGATCTGCTTCTGCAGTTTTAAGCGTAGCGGCAGCAAATCGTTCATCTAGGTCTGTAATTCTTACACCATTTTGGATATACTTTTTGAGAGAGTCCTGAGATGCAAACTTAGTACTGAAACCAGTTTTAGCAACTAAATCTTTTACTCCTAGAGCAAAGTCCATAAGATACTTAGGAGTTTTACGTGCATCTCCTACAAGTCCTTCTCCGAGAGAGGTGAACTCTGCATAGAACGGGGAACTTAACTTATTGCCTTTGCGGGTTGTAAAATCTTTGAAGTTATAAAGGATCTCTACGGCGCTGGTATAACCAGCAGCATCGTTGTTAAAGTCTCCATCGTCAACAAGAGCCTGGACGAAAGAGATAGAACCTTCAATAATATTTGCTGGGAAGCCTAGATCAACTAACTTCTGACGGATAAGTTGACGGCTGCTAGTTGGAGGTGCTGTTACTTTATTTGTAAAAGGATTTACAATGCTTCCAGTAACAGCCATAGTTTCTTTGGCTGATGTACGCGCTGCTGCAGCCGCTGTACGAGTTTCAGTAACATTGGTTTGCAACTCTGTAGATAGAGTAGAAAGTTGCGCCTGAGTATCCTCAGCAATAGCAAGTCTAGCGTTTTGAATTTCAATCAAAGCCTGTGCTTGAGCAAGCGGTGTCTTTGCAGCGTTGTACTTAGACTGAGAGGTAGCAAGATTTACTTGTTGCTTTACCTGCTCTGGATTAAGTTTAGACTTGGTTGAACCAGTCTCTGCTGGTGCTTTAGCCATTACTTAAACCCCTTTTCAAAAGCATCTGAAATAGTCATGGCAAGTTGTCTGCCAGTTGGACTAGAATCAAATTCAGGTTGTGACTGTGCAAACTTCTCAAGTTCGGAAGCGTTCATAGCGCGAACTGTCTTTCCGTCGTTGAAGTTGAGCACTTGATTTAGGCGCTTATCGTTGTAAGCGATATTTACTCCTAGGTAACTGCTGAGAGCCTGTGCTGCTGGTTGAGCAACAGTTCTAACATCTGTGCCAGCGGCAAGTTGTTCAGCAAGTCCAGGATAGAGTTGAGCGGCTGCAGTACGAACACCAGCAAGTTTGGCGTCAATCTTCTGCTTGTAGATGCCTTCATCTCCTGTGCCGATTGCTTCTGCGGCAAATGAAATGATCTCATTCATTGGTGGCTCAGCAAGTAAGTTATCACGGTAGACGCGCTTGATATCATCAATAACGGTCTTAACTCGACCACTCTCTTCTTCACCAGTAATGTTGTAGTTATCCTTCAAGAAGCCAGCGATAAACTGATCTTGTTCTTCCTGTGTAAAACCCTTACCTGTGGTAACGCTCTTGGAAGTAGCAGAAGTGCTACCAGTGCCAGCGCCTGCGCTTGTCCCAGTGGTAGTAGTTTTAGCCAATTGAATCTGTGCTTCTTTGTTAAACTTATTCTTAAATGACTCGATCTGCTTGTTATCTGGCATAGTTCCAAATGCTTCGTAGTATGCTTTAGAAAGGATGCTTTCAGCATCTGTAGAGTCAATCATCTGCAAGGCAGTAGATACGGACTTTGAGAACTTCGGGCCTGAGTTTGATGAAGCGTATGGGCTTTGGGCATATCGCTCAAGCCAAGTCTGCCAGTCAACACCTGTGAGGTATGCACTCTGGTATACGTCTTTAATTGCAGTTAAGTCTTTAGGATCTACTTGATTAAGTGGGCCAGTTCCTTTTGAAAGTCCAGACTTACGAATAAGAGCCTGCATGTACGCATAGTCACTCATACCTGGCTTAATTGTTGAACTGACTCTCATAGCGTCAAATTCTTTACCAGCAATTTCAGCAAAGGCTTCTGGCTGCATGGAAAAAGCATTAAAATATACGCTACCTTCTGCACGGATAGCAGCAAGTGCTTGAGCATCTCTAGATGCTTGATCTCCCATTAAACCAGACTGTGTGCTTGTTGGAGTACCATAATAATACGTCATGTTATTCTCCTGTCTTTTTCAAAAGGTTTGCAAATACTGAGTAGTACATACGGGAAAACGCTGGGTTCTGCTGCATTAATTGGTTTCCAAGTAACTGTAACTCTTCTCTGTATTTGGTATTTAGCCAGAAAGAACTTCCTAAGTCTGGCTGAGGTGCAAGACGGGTATCTTGAAGTGATGTAATGCGTTGCTGATAAGCCTCGTAGAACTCTTGAGTTTCTTTGTAGATAGGGGATGCCTTGAACGCATCAACCTCAAGTGCTCTACCAATTGCTGCGGCACGAGACTCTTGACGACCTACTAGAACGCTAGATACTGGGCGTGTGCCACCGTATCTCTTGTTAAGTTCAACTACCTGATCTTTGTACCAGATATCTGAATATCTATTGAGCGCCTGTTCGTTTGAAATCTCAGACAACTCCATGTTGTATACAAGTTCTGTAGCAGCAGATTGTAGTTCCTCTGACGATAGTTTCTCACGACGGCTAGTAGATAACTGCCAGTTGTAATATGAAACAGCGGCTTCTCCGCCAGGGAAGAAATATGGAACAATATCTGCGTTACGAGTAGCATACTCTTTGGCTATCTCAGGGTTCTGATTTAAGAAGCCCCAAGCATCTTCTGTACCTGTAACGGACTTTGTAGATCCGCTGAGGATAACCATAAGGTTCTTGATGCCATACTGGTCAGCAAATTCTTTAATTGCTTCCTCGTAATCACCAGGATTAGCCTTTGAGATATCGTCCCAGTTCTTGTATAACTGAGTCATTGTAATAAAGTTATACTTGTTATCAGCACCCTTGATAGATGCAAGTACTTCCTGAGAAGGTGTAGCAGGTGCGATACTCTGGAATATGGCAGTCATAAGCGATGTCCAACGAGACATAGATTGTGCTTTTTCAAACAACTCATTACGAGTAGTATTGTTAGCAAATGGGTTATCACCAAAGTCACCTGTTGAGGCTAGATAGCCTGCCCAGTCTTTAGTGTTACGCTCAATCTGCTCACTATTGTTTGTCGCTAGCAAGAACGATTTGTTAAGCCATGAAGGAAGCACTGTGTCTGTAACAGACTTTGGCTCACCAAATGGGAAAATCCATTCACGCGCTATATCCCAAACAGGGCCAAATGCATGTGATTTACCACTAGCAAGATATCCTATTTGAGCAACTGGGCCAATACCAGGCATACCTGGGTTAACTGATCCGAATGCAAGGTTAAGTGACTGTACTGGCGCTGTTAATTGAAGCGCATCTTTGTCGGTCATACTCTTACCAGCGAATGCACTAAAGAGTCCACCAACCATCGGATAACGGAAACGAAGTGTTCCATATTCATCCTTGTAAAAGAAACCTTGTCCTTCTTCGTACTCAGTTCCAGTCAGGTCATAGATTGCGCTAGTTCCTGGTTTAGTCAAAGAATCGTATGCTTTAGCAAACTTATATACCTGACGAGGGTTTTTAGCGGCTAGAGTACCCCACTGTTTAATAGTATTGAAGTGCGCTTGAATAAATGGGAAAAAAATACGCACACTATTTGCAGCATTATTTTGACGTGCAGCATCATAGAATAGATTGCGAGTATATTCACCAGCCATACGAGCAGCAGTGCTGTGTGCGTCTTGATAAGTCATTACTGTAGGAAGTGGGTTCTTCTCACGACGTTTAATCTCACGTTGAATAATTGTAAGCGTTGGGTGCTTCTTGCCTAGAGGCCTTACTTTTCCATTTGCCAAGCGTGAGCGAATAGGCGCTAAAGTCTTAGTTGCCTCACCTCTTAGACGAATTAAATCATCTAGTCCAAGTCCAGGAGCATATCTTCCAATATGATCCCAATATGACATTCTAAATTCAGGGCCGTACCCAGCAATATTTTCTGCTTTAGCGGAAAGAGCAAAGAAGCCATCAACAGCCCGCTTTAGAATGCTAGAGTTATCTTGCAACCAAGCCTTGCTATCAGCAAAGATAGCCATAGATCCTGGCATCTCATCTGCTGGGAAAGCCTGTTCTAACTGCTTGCGGAAAGTTGCTTCTGCCTTAGAGCCTTCTTCTACAGAAAGTGAGTTCTTGTAGCGAGGCATACGGATAACCATAGGTGTGCCGCTTGTTGTAGGAAGTGTTACCACTCCATCAGCAAGTAACTTACGTATATAGATACCACGTTGTCCAGTACCCATAAGGTTGTTTAGTGCTGTCTGGTATGAAGCACTTGAGGCTGGATCAAATAGCCAGTTACGCAGACCTTCTGTGTTAATGTTCTTGTATGAGAACTCAGCCTCAGGATCTCTCAAGAATATATCGGCAAAGTCTGAAACTTTACGATTACCGCGACTTACGCGAGATCCATTGTAGATTTCTTCAATAATATTTGTACGCTCAACATCGTTAATAACGATTGGCTCATTGTTGGCTAGTTTCTTGACTAGATCATCTTGTAGTTGCTTGGTATCTGCCTTAGCAACCAACTGCATCATATCATCTAGGTTAAAGCGCGAAAGAGTAGTAGAAAAAGCCTTATGGAAGTTAGGATCTGTAGATCCAACAACCTTATATACTTTACCAACTAAACGAGTCTTAACATCTACTGAGCGCATATCGCCAGCAGATACGTTGCGAGACATGAATGTTAGATACTCATCTACAGCCTCAGTCATTAACTTAGCGCTTTCGGGATTTTTGAAATCATTACCCATAATATCGTTGCCGTATCTAGCAATATGCGTCGCTAACTTCTGCATAGCATTGCCTTGAGGGTTTGCAATCATCATTGAGATATAGCCAATTGGATGTGAAAGCAGTGTTTCGTGTCCAGATAGATACTGGCGGAATTGCATTTCCCCAACGTTACGAACTAAGTATGAAATACGGAATGCTAACTGTGCGGTACGCCATACTTCGTTGAACTCTGTGCTTACCTGTTCTAAAGCAGCACGGCTTCCAACAAGTTTTCTATTGGCTTCATATTTCTTAACTGCACGATAGATAGGCTTAGTATCTGGTAAACGGACTACATCATCCATAAACTGATGAGCATATACTGCCCCAGTCATAGGTATTTCTATTCCATCTTGGATAAGAACACCAGGAAGTGTTCCATCTACGATAGCCGCGTTAGCGTATTGAGTCATTAAAGCCTTATCATCGCCAGCAAGTTTTAACTCTTTGGCAAGTAAGTCTTTAAGTTCTTGGCTCTTTGGATTGACTGAATCTACAATTGCTTCTTGAGCCTTGATAAAGGCATCGTCAATAATCTTGCTTCGTACGGCACTTAGGCTGCGTGTAGTTGTAGCACTTGCTGAAACCAACTTGTTTAATGTTTCATCAATAAGTTCTTGCGGTACACGAGCAGTACCCATCCACTCTGAAAGACCTTTACCTAGTCTATCTAGGTCATCAAGTGGTAGCACTTTAGAGCGCGCATACTGCTTACTAAGGATCCTTTCCATCGTCTCAACAGCCTTCATAGCCTTAGCATTAACTGGCATGGTTGACTTGAGCATAGGAACAGAACCTAGAGCGGCTTGACCACGGAGAGTTAGGCTACGTGCAAGTTGTGGATCTGTTGTAGCAGCAGCCATGTGTGCGCGTAATACGCCTAACACTTCATCTGATGTCTCTGCTTTGGCTAGAGCGCCTGCAACTTCTAGATCAATCTTATTGTTAAATAAACGCAATACACGAGCAGCGCTTGTTTCTGCTGCAAGAACCTCTGCTACAATAGCAAAGCGCTTGCCTAGTAACCACTCATTAACCTTAGATATATCACCAGCAATAGGGCCACCGATGCCATCTACAAGTCCAGCCTCAGCCATATAGATTTCTTTAAGGAAACGCTGATCGCCAATTTCTAAATCTAAATCCATAACACTTTTAAGTTTAGTGTTTTCAGGATTGTTTACAATCTGTGCAACAAGATCAGGATCTTTAGATACATACTGACGTAGTATTTGGATCTCACGCAACTTCTTGTTGGTGATCTCACGCTTTTCAGCAGCAGCATCACGGGCTTTGCGCGCCTTTTCTACTGCCTTTTTAGCATCTTGAATAGCCTTAGGAGCGTCTAATATAACCCCTGGAGTCATGCTATCTGCTAAGAACTGGCTAACATTTACGGCTTTGGCTGCAACGATGTCTTTATTAACAATAGCAATACCGCCAGTGCCGCCATGGATTGCACGAATGTTTGCAAAGGCGTCAACTTTCCAGATATCTTCAATCATATTTGTAAGCAAGCCTACAGCGTGCTGATTTTTGGTATCTCCTACAGTTTTAATAACAGTAGCAAGAGTTTCTGTAACCTCATCTTGGTTAAAACCTAGAAGTGAATCGATATGCTTAGTAGTCTGGATCTTTCTTGCTGCATCGCGTGTGGCTTTAGGCAAAGTTGTATCATTTGTGACTTCTACAATGCGATCATACAGTTTAGAACGGCGTAGTAATTCCGCATTAACTTCATCTAAAGATGCGTTTGCAAAATCTGCAGTTAAATCAAGAACATTTACTTCTGATTTGGTCAGAGATAGCGCGTACTCGTCCATGTTCTGCGCTGAAAGAGCAAATCCTGATGGCTTTGGTAATTCTTCTACAACGAATGCACCAGGAAAGGCTTTGTTTGTGTTGGTAAAGTCAGCGGATAGTTGTGATAATCCACGGATAATGTTATCTTGTTCTCCAGATATAACTGAATCGCCCAAGAATTTAGTAATCTTCTCGTCACCTAGTTCAGGAGCAACCTTAGATGTGGCCGCTTCTACTGCATCATAGTGCTTTGTGAGTTGTAGGTTCTCTGCTTCTACAAGTATGCGTTCTGCTTCTGTGAGTCTTTCGTCAGCGCGCATGTAATGGTTATCAACTGCGCGTGTAATCTTACCTGCAGCATTTTTACGAGCCTTGATAAGTTCTTTTTCAGTCTTTGTAGGATTAAGAGTGTTGCGAATTTCCGCTTCTTTTAGTGCGCGTTGTTCTGCTTGAGCAATTGCTTTGCTCTCAGCAAATTTACGACCTTTGCGAGCAACACCGGTGAGTCCAGGAGTAAATGCTTCTTCCTTAAAACCTTTTAGGCCCTTACCTGTTGCTAGTGCTTTTCCACCGCGAATTAATGGAACTACCCCAAGGGTAGCATACGATGTTGGATCTGCAAGCACATTGAGTGTTGCGTCAATAAGACCAGATGCTGTCTTGTATAAAGTGCTGTTTGGATCTGCACCTAGAGTAGATAATGATGCACGACCAATAGTAAATGATTGTCCATTGACTCGACCAAAGGATTGCATAGCCTTTGCTTGCTGTTTTCCTACGCGAGAAGTTGGATCAATAAAGAAACCAGAACCAGTGCTAATGCCACCACCGTCAAAGGTGTCTCTTACGAGTGCGCCTAGTCCTACGGTTTCGCCTACAAGCATAGTTGCTGGATTAAGGTTCTTAATAAATTCCTTACCAGCACCCTTTTCGCCTTGCATAACTGCATAAGCGTCGCGTCCTACCGTAGTAATGTAGTCATACGGTGCGCGTAACGTTGTAAATCCTACACGGCTTGCGCCTTTAACAGTGCCATATACGGCATCTCTTACTGTTCCAAATAATGATTTATCTTTATCAAAGGTAGATGGAAGTTTTTCCACTGCAGTTGCTGCACGGATAGTCTTGTTAATTCCATCAAGCGTTGTTACTTTATCAATTCCTGGTGTATCTGCGTTAGCGCCAGCCTTGATAAGACCTACAACAACTTCCTTGCTGAGAAAAGGATACTTACGAGTAATCGAGGTAAAGTTCTGCAGTTCAGTACCATTAAGTGCAGCCATTTGCTGATTAATGATACGGTTAAGCATATCACCTTGGGTGTTGGCAAAAAGACTTGCGTTCTTTTTACTTTGAATTGAAGTTGGCTCGTATATCCCTAGGTCAATATCTGGCACTAAAAGATACCTTCTTCGTTATACGCCTCTACATATCGGCGTAGTTCAGGAGTTGGATAAGCAGCATACATAGCGCGTACTAGGACTGAACCTGCGTCTACGGAGTTAGAATTAGCCATTAGATCGCTTGGTGACTTGCCAGGAGTTTGTCCACCCATACCGTCAGTATCTGGACGGTCAGGACTTCCTGGTGCAAAAGGGCTTACAACATTAGTTGTTGGAGTACGCATCGCTGGATTAACACTTACTGCACTAGCGGTTCTAGACATAGCCCCACCCTGTGATAGTTCACGATTAACTTTTGCAGTGCCACGAGGAGCACCTGTTGCGTTAGCCATGTTGGCTTCACGCTGTACGCGCTGTGTGCGTTCTACAATGTTTTGATCTGTGCGAGATGAGTTCTTGCCAACACCTGATACTTTTTGCTGAATTGCCATGTATTAGTCCTCATCATCGTCATCGTCATATGGTTCATCGCTAATTTTTTCTAGCGGTTTAACTGGGAGTATCCAAGAAGGAAAAGAGTCTTTATCAAGTATCATCCAGTACGCCATGTCTGTAGAAAATCCAGCACGACGTAATGATTTGTACCACTCGTTCAAAGAAATTGCGTAAGCATCCATAGCAGAATAAGTATCTAAGTCAATGACTTTTTTACGTGGTGCCATTTTACTATCCCATCGTTGCTAGAATGCTTGCTAAATCTTGTGGTGGTGCTTCTTGTTGTGGAGAGGCCCCACCAGAAGGTTGTCCAGGAGTGGCTGGGGACGGGGGCGCCTGCTCTACTGGGCCTTGTGTGCCTGGTGGAGCCATCTCTGGCTGCATCGGTTGTTCAGGCTGTGGAGGCGTGAACACTGCCAAGGCAGCATCCTCTATGTTTTCCCCCTTGCGACGACGTTCAATGACGTCGGCAATATTACGGATTAGCGCAGATGGATCTTGTCCCTGTGCGACCATCGCAGGAATTGCTTGTGCAGTTGCTGTGATAGAGGCGGTGAGATTATCGCGCATCTTTTCTATTTCAATTCGCTGTTCTTCCAGCGTTACGTTTACGCTCCATGGAAGTTCACGACGGATGAAGTCTTTCGATACTAGGTCTGCACCTAGTGCTTGAAGGGAGAATATTAGGGCGCGGGAAGGATCTAATCCAGCCATCAAACCATATCGAACCTCTATTGAAGAGTCTCCATTGATGTCTTTGCTTGGCTTGTACTTTAACTCGTACGGCGTACCTTGCGCTGTTCCTCTAACACTCTTATCTTCATCGAATAGCATTTCATCTATTTCGAAACACAACTTGAGTACATCTTCAAACACCTCAGCAAGAATGGTTTGACCAGCCTTGATCTGAGAGTCGAAAGCACCAAGTAGCGCCTGGACACCTTGACCAGTAATAATACTGGCGTCAATGTTTCCAGTTCTACCCTCAGGATATCGAGCACCAAGTCGTAATTCAGATTGGAGTGCTGATTGCTCCTGAAAAGTAGCAGCGGGAATGTCAAGTTTGACACGCCCGACACCTTGTGGATTTGCAGTTCTGATGATTGCATCAGGCCCCATAGGCAAATCAATTACATCGTTAGGGACAACAAACGGCGCTTGGATAGACTTTTCAGCCGCTTCCATAGCAAGGTTTGCAAAACGAGCACGAGCCATCTGTACATAGATAACATCGTCGAACTGTCCGCGTGATTCATCATCGATACCTGGACGACGTGCGATACGCACCATCATCTTACCGAGTGGGTTCTTGATACGGCTCAGAACTAAGTTACTGCGTGAAGGTACATAGAGAACTGTTTGGTCTTTGTCCATGTACTTGATGAGTTCAACATCTACGTTGTTGTCTCGATCATAACCCATACGACCAAGAAGCGCAGGAGCGTGTTCTGGAAACTCATTAGCAAGTTCATGTACAGTTTTCATATAACGCTTTGCGTATGCTACGCAACGCCCGAAGCGATCAAACTCTGGGTATGAACCCATAGGATCTTCAACTCGGATACGAGGAAGGTTATCCTCAAAGTCTGGCTCTACGTGAATAGGAAGGAACCCGTATGAGAAGTACCAGTCAGCGCCCCAGTACATCTGTGACTGTAGGCGTGAGTTGTACACGTAGTTGTTAGCAACCATGCCACGCTTATCAGCGAAGGCGCGAGCCTTTGAATTAGCAACGCTAACTGTAGAGCAGTTAAACGATGGCAGTGGAGCCAATACTTCCGCTAAGTCGCGCGCAGCAACATCGATGAAGTTGGCAACCATTGAGTGAGGCATGCCTTCAGGGAACAACTCTGGAAATACATCTGCCATATTGCCCTTGCGGACAGCCTGGATTTGTTCCATGCGAATGTCACGCTCTGCATGGCGCTGTTTGAGGTTATCAACGCGCTTAGCAATAGTATCAATATCTGCAACCATTATTGTCCTAACGAAGTTTGAAAAAAATTATTTATCGAAGTAGCGGTAAGCAGTCTTTTTTAATTTACTGCCTTTTGCGCTATCAATCTTGATAAGGTTAGGCATATTTTTTGCCTGATTGTAAGACGGTGCTTTTGTCTTTTTTGGAAAAGCAGGTTTAATATCTCCGCCAGATTTAATCTTAACTGGTTTAGGCATAAGTCCCATTGCTCTATCAGCAGCAATTGCTTTTTCTTTGTACTGCGCTGCTGCTTTAGCCCTTTCGCCACTTTTTGCAAGATTGGCTTTAATTGAACTAGTTGTATTAGTCGCTGCACGACTTATCGCGTTGGTGGGCTTTACAACCTTGACTGATGCTTTATCCGTCGCCTTAACAGCAGCCTTCTTCTTTAGTGCTGCTTGCTTTGGTGTCATAGCAATTTTCTTTATGGGTGCTTTCTTTACTGCTTGAGTAGCAAGTTTCTTTGCAATAACACGTGCCGCAGCAGCGGCAGCAACTCCTATTAGTGGTGCTGGCATAATGTTTTCCTATTCGTTTCCATATTCATAGTCGTTTACATTGAGTGTGAAACGATTTTGAAGTTGACTTCTTGTAGCCCACTTATTGCTAATGTGAGCCTGACCGTTACGGGTAACACCGATGACTTCTCTAGCGCGTAGTTCACAGAACCATAGCGCCATCACACAGTCGGTTTTACCCTTGGTATTAGGTTCCCATGTGATTAACTGTTGAATCAAAGACTTAACGCCTTCTGAGCCGTCCTGTGAAGGAAGTTCAATCAGGTTATCGTCCTGATGTTCCTTGCCACGGACTGTACCGAAAAGTCCAGCCATAGCCGCAACACCAAATCCAGTATCCCATTTGTTCTTGCCAGTAAATTGACCAGAGAACTTGACTCCTACGGAGGCTAGGTACTGCTGTAAATCTGTATCTAAGGCGTAAGCCTTCTGATGTGCGTTAGTTTCAATACGCAATTCGTGGGGAGTGTACTTATCAACCCATCGTTCAATCAGGTTCTGGATCTTCTGTGGAGTAGGTTCAGACATGTTCTCGACATCAAGTACATATCGCATGCGACTTACTCGGTCAACCGTCATGATTACTGCTGCAGTACGCCCAGACATCGCTGGGTCAAGACCCATGATGGTGTACCAGTTACCGCGCTCAGTGGGGTGTCCTGGAGTACCTACTCGCAGTGGCCCTCTCTTTCGCATTCGGTTAGTAGCACCTTGGACAGCGAGAGGGGAAAATATAGAGTCCTCTTGTACGTCCTGTTGCTGATAAACCAATGCCCACGCGCTAGGGCTAACTTCGCTTCGTCTACGAAAGAGTGCTGGCCCGTTCCATTTAGGATACAGACCGTCCTCATCTGGAACGACATCTTCATCTGAACCCTCCCAGGGTAGATGTGACTTAGGCCATAGCGTGA